GTCCCACGCCTTGTCACGGAACAACGCAGATTCGGCATCCTCGCGACTCCTGATCGGGTCATCGATGATGATGCGTCTGAATCCCACACCGGTCGGAGGACTGCCGACGCCCCTCGCCATGAATGTGCCACCTTCAGGCATTGACCATTCGTCCTGTGCGGCGTTGTCCTTCGAGAGCTTTGTCCTGGACGAAACAATCTGTCGTGACTTCCTCGAAAAGCGTCTCGCGATGCGTTCGTTGTAAGCAGTCACCAACACGTTTGCGCCCGGGTCCCGCTCGATGCAATAGGCTCCATAACGAACCGTGACTGTCTCGGTCTTCCCGTGACGTGGTGGCATGTGAATCGCGAGTCGGTCAATCTCGCCACGTTCGACTGCGTCCAGGTGCGAAGCGATGGCGATGAGATGACGCGCAGTGTAGGACCATCCAGCCGGGAGCGTGTCTCGCAAGTAGTCTAGATAACACGTCGACGTTTGTGCGCTAGTTTTGGTCTTCGGCTGGTTCTGCTGCGGCGGAGAGAAGTTGAATCGAGAAGTTCGCAATGCGCTCATGGAGAGCTGCAATTTGGGCAGCTGATTGACCATTGATGTACCTCTCACTTTGCGCCGTTCGTGCTATAGCCTGGAGCGCCTTCAGGCTGTCCTCGAGTACCGAGGTCAGAAGGTCATCAAGGGACTTTGTCGGCAGTATCGTCGAGCTGATATCGTGTCGACTTCCTTCGACAGGAGCCTTCATTCTGTCCCTGATGGAAATGATGGTCGTGCGTGGTAGACCACACGACCTTGCAATCACGGATGGACTTTGACCGGCGATGAGCGCTGATTCTACCTGTGCAAGAATCTCCGGATCTGTTGTGTTACCTCGTGCCATGTGTCTATTCTGGCGCATCCTGGCGCACTTTGCGTCGATAGTGCATTTGTCCGTGGCACATGTAGCACAGCACCTGGACATCTTCCATCAGCTCACCGCCGAGGCGCATATACGTCACATGATGCACATCCAGCTTGTAGCCGTCGTCCTGTCGACGGCCACACTGCTCGCATGTCCTACAGCTGCGTTCGAGTGCTTTGGTGCGAATGTCCTGCCATCGCTGTGAGCGCATGTACTTGCGACGATAGTCGCGCCACGTCTCATCGATGACCTGACTCGATGCCCCGATAGCCTTGAGCAAACTGTACGTGTTGGCCCATGGCTTCGCCATGATGCTCCTTACGACTTTGTCTGTGTCCATGTAATCTCATCCTTGACCGGGTGGAACTCACCATGCATCCAGTCATCCGCAAACATCGACTCAGGATCTAGTGTAAGACCTTGTAAGGTCTTTGACTCATCGCCAGTATGCATCACGAATGACTCGAACAGGTCGGAGTATCGGATGTAGACATCGTGGTCAAAGCATGCGCGTGTGATTGGCTTGCCATGCATCAATGGCTGTATTACTTCTTCAAACTTCATCGAATGACCATCCAATCGTCCGCGCTCATCCAATCTGTGTAGAGTGTAAATCCTTCGATTTTTATTTTCTCTTCATCAAAGTGCAGAAAGAACGCCCTCGAGGCATGGTAATAACGTATATAGTCGCCATTGTTCCACGATGCACGTCTAATCGGTTTACAGTTCATTAGCTCATACATTACGTTTTCAAACTTCATCGATTATTGTCCAATCTCGCGCCAGGACATCAGGACCACTGAACGTGGCGAATCCCTTACAGCGCCATGTATTCGCGCCATCGAGTTCGTAGCGCATCAGCGCACTGTCTACGAGCTGTACCTTCCATCTGGCACCATCACGCTGTACCGCTTTGCCATCACGAATCGGTTGAAGGATTTGTTCAAAACTCTTCCGGCCACCCCAATTGTTTTGTTGCTTGCCGACACATTCCTGGAATTCAACACGTAGTGCAGGTTCTGACATCAACCATCGATTGAGCATCATTGTCGGATAACCGACTGTCTCAGCTGCTTTTATTCTGCTCGCACCGCTTGCAATGAGTTCAGCCCACTTGATTACAATTGCGGTTTTCTCATCGAAGGAGATGTAAGGATCCATCTTCTTCACTTCTCTCTCAGGTCGTCCTTCGTTTATCCATCTCTGCACTGTTCCACGTGTCACCTTCATGATCTGCGCGGTTCGGCTGATGCTGTTGCCAGCATCTCTTAGTTCTTTGATTTTCATGAGGAGCATTGCCCGCTCCTCGATTGTTGGATACTTAGCCACTTTGATTTCCCCTTCAAAGTAAAAACACCAGGCACACCCCATGCGTAAGAGTGTGCCTGGCTGTCAGCGAGTGTCGGCAACCGGGAGACTTGGTTACTCGCTGGCATCCTCACCGAAGGGGTCTTCGATGTCATCAGTCTTGATGGTTGGCTGTGCAATCTTCGTGAGTTTCTTCTTCGGTGTGACCGGAGAGACACTGACAATCGCATTCGTCATGTAGCCACGCGTGTTGAGCTTCGCGTCGACTGCAACCATCCATTCCTTCGACATGAGCGTGTCAATGTCAAGTGCATGGAACTCGGCCTGTGTGAGACGGCGTCCGAGCATGCCATCAAGCAGGATGGTCAATGCTTGTTTGTCGTTGCCGTATCCCTGACGGGTGAACTTTACGAAGCGGAAGGCGTTACCGTTGGTGTCGCCATACTCAGTGGTCTCGAACGTGAAGCGGAAGTTCGGAACCATCACATTCGGATCATCGTAGGATGGTCGGTCGATTGATTCGACATTTGCGAGACGGCAGACATAAGCGCCTGCTGCAGCTGCTTCAAACTGCGCGGAGCCATCGTTGAACGTGGCGGAAGAAAAGAAACCCATACTCTCATACTCCTTTGGCCATAGGCCACTCAGTTGATGTTGGTGATGGTCTCAATGTACCAATCCAAAGGTTATTACCACCACCAACATGTCAACGATACCAAACATCAAACCATCCTGTCAAGAAGTTGATGCTGTTCCTGTGGGCCAGCGTAAGCGCCCGGCCCGCAGGAGCAGTTTCAACTTATACCCCTAAGCCAGCATCATTCAAACATGCTGGCAGGGGGGTTTCCAAAGGGGGGATTTTATTCTGTTGTTCCCGTTTTCTCATACTTAAGGGGGAACAGCACGGGAACAACAGCGGGAACAACAGAAAAGGCCTAAAGCAGACCTGTCGGACGGTACATTTTTGAGTTCTTCGGACCCTTCTCAAAAGACACAATCCGACTCGCTTCAAGGTCCGCGAGTGTAGCTGCGACGACCGATTTTCGACTGCCACATAACTCGACCAGACGTGTCTGTGTAATGCCTGGTGAGTCACTGATCAGTTCAATGAGTTTCGACCGAATCTCTTGTGTAATGACTTCGCTCCTAGCGCCAGCGTCGAGAGTCCTGACCTTTGTCAAGCCATCCTCGTCCCTGATTTCAAACGTCACGTCAATCGCATCCTCATCGCTGATTAGACGCCCCTTCGTGACGTACATGCGATACAGGCCGTTCGCTTGCTTCTCGACGCTGTACGCCATGTCAGCAGCTGCGACAATCTCCGCAGCGCCTCGCATGCCTTCGTGCTTGACCGTAGAGTCAGTGCCACCTTTGCGGTTGTGGTGAGCGATCAGGACAGTGATTCCGACGTCCAGGAGTTTCTTGAACGCGTCGTACAACTTCCGCATCTGGCTGTTGTCATTCTCATCCATGCCATGGATGCGGACCAGCGAGTCAATCATCACGAGACCAACACCTGTGGCCTGACAATGCTTGACAACGCGTTCGACGTCGAGCGTATTGTCGAACCTGATGCCGACTCGGTTCAGGTAGCCCATTCCCTCTGCCGAGCGCATTCCGAGCTTCCTGAGCCGTTGTAGGACCTTCTGGACGCCCATCTCCTCATCGATGTACAACACTTTGGTCTGAGGGATGTCAAACTCGTTCAACCACTTGTCGCCGAATACAGCTGCACGAATGAGATCGCATATCACCCATGTTTTGCCACTACCTGGTGGAGACGAAAGATAATGCAGACCACCAGTCGAGAGAACGTTCGGAATCAGCCAGGACTGTTCGCCGAGTTTCGCCTCCTCGGTTTCCATTCGAGTCCAGTCCCACACTTCCCACGGTGCGACTGTCTGTCCGCCCGGCAGGTCATCTGGCACAGAACCTGCTGCCCATTGTGACCAGAAACGTCCGACGGTCTCGAGGATGACCTCGCGCTCGAGTGGCGGGTCACAGTAAGTGTCGCTCCACCACACTGCTTGCAGCTGTGCGACATCGATGCTGTAGCGCTTCGCACGGAAGAATCCCAGGAGCGTCACAAGTGCGTTATTACGACCACCGAAGGCGCCACCCGATGCCGGGTGAGGTTGCCACAGTTTGTCCCAGTGATGCTCGCCATGCGCGATGATGCGAGCATGAGTTTCCATGTCTCCGGCCACCATGAGCCGGAGATCGTCCAGTGAAAGTTCGTCCATTCCTATCCCTTCAAACTGTTAGGTCCTGCGTGTCCAGCGCAGTGGTTACCAATATACGACACTCCTCGGCATGTGCGGCCATACCCATTGTCCGCATCTGCTCTATGCCGATGATGGCATGATTGAAACAATACAGCAGGTATCGACCATGCTTGTATTGTCCGATGTCCCAGTTTCCACGCTCGCGTGTCGGAAGGTCTCCCGCTTTGGCTGATATCAAAAGTCGAGACCACTCATCACCCCATGGATGTATGGATGTCGTCTCCTTGACGATTCTGGAGGCTTCTGGCGGGTACTTCGCGAGTTCGACCAACCGAGGCAGTTCTCGGTTTTTATGATTTAGAGTTCCAGGAACTCGTAATATTCGACTCGGGTTTTTGCACTTGATGTCTGCGGATGGACTAAGCGAGAGCATCCATCGCTCGAGCAGCTGCACGAACTCGCGTTGCTCGGTTGGCTTAGTCCCAATGCCAGCCACTTTGAGTCTTCGGTAGCAGTGGAGACCCTTCCCCGAGCGTACCGCGACTGTAACCTTATCAAGCGTTGCAGTCTCATCCAGACCAGTAAGGTCATCAATATCGCACCACACCACACCAGCAGTATGAACATCGGTGTCCCTGCCTCCTTTGCGCCAGCGTGGCAACACGCCGACGTAGACGTCATTTCCTTCATCACTCCACTGGACGCATGCCTCAGCGAGTCCAGTCCAATCGTCTTCCGTCCTTGGAAGCTCGTAGAATCGCATCTGATTTCGTCCTTGATTCAAGCATCGAATCTCGACGAAGCCATCTGGATATGGCTCAAACAGCCATGACAGAAAAGTCACGGCCTGTGAAACCCTGTTCATTTTTACCCCTTATAATCCCTGCATGTCCAAGCAGGTCCCGACACATTACCGCACTCGCAACGTTCAACCAATCGAGATAATCGATGCGTATGGCCTCGACTTCAAGCGTGGCAATGCTCTCAAATACCTTCTGCGAGCAGGTTCTAAACCTGGAGAAGATAAAGCAGACGACCTACGAAAAGCCATCTGGTATCTAGTCTGTGAGATGCACAGCATCGAGCTGGCTGACCAGATCAATGAAATACTCTTAGTTGATGCCACTGGAGATGCCTAAGTATATGCATGTGGCTTCGACTGCTTCTTCCCAGGAATAAGCAGTAAACCAAAGGTAAGCATCACCAACAGACTCACGAAATGCGATCTGTCCTGGCGTGAGTTTGTTTTTGCCTGCCTTCATCTCAATCCACATCCCGCAGTGTTGACCCATCTGCACCGGAATAAAGATGTCCCAGACACCAGACTTGAGTCCTTCAGACTTTAGTCGACCGGCAGTCGCCTTCGTACGGAATCCACCGTTTGGAATGGCGAAGATTGTATCTAGGCGTGGATGTCTTCCGCCCATGACGCGCGTCCAATTGAAGTACGCGATTTGGTGTTCTGATTCTGTCATAACTCCATCCTCTCAAAAATCTGCGCCAGAATATCGGCGCCAGCATTGACGCGCAGTTTTGCGATTGCGCGTACTTGTATTTGTCTGATGCGTTCGCGGCTGTACCCGATCAGTAGACCGACATCTTCGAGCGATCGACCATCGCAGAGACCGTCAAAGCCAAACCTCAGCCGAAGACATGCGACCTCACGGTCTGTGAGTACGGCCATCATGTTTCGCAGCTGTGCGTACAGTTCTTCTTTGTCCAGGCTGTCCTGCACAGGTTTATCAGCTGACGGGATGAAGTCATACTTATTCTGACCATATGCATTTATCTCGTCGAAGCTTGACACGATCTTGGTGTCGTGTCTGAGGATTTCGGCTAGGTATTCAACGTCGAGCGAATCGATTTGCTTGTGAAGGTATTTCGGGTAGGTGTGCTTGACTTCGCGGACGTATTCGAGAAGTTCCGCCGGAGTCGGTGGCTGACCATGCTTGAGCGTGTACTCATGGCGTGACACTCGAATATGCGACAGTTTCGCGATTGCGTGAGACGGTAGACGAATGTCTCGACCACGACTCTCGACACCACGACCGATTGCCTGGCGAATCCAGTTGGTGGCGTAGGTGCTGAAGCGGTGGCCGAGTGACCAGTCGTAGCGCTGGACTGCATGATGCAGTCCGAGCATTCCGTCGGTCATCATGTCCTCGTGTTCGCATCCACGGCCACGGAACTTCTTCGCGATGGCGCTAACCATTCGCACATTGTGTTCAATCAGTTCAGCGGTCGCTTTGTCTTTGTCCTTTGGTGTTCCTGCCTGCACCATGCGACCGAGGAAGAACTCCTCCTCCTTGGTCAGGAGTCCATCCGTGCTGGCGCGTCTGCTTATGCGGTACTGAGACCACGTCTTAATGGTGTCAGTCACGAGCTTGCATCGCCTGATGTACGCGGTGATCTGCACTGTTTGGCGTGTTCCAATCAGATGCCATCATGCATGCGGTCCATACAGCCAGGACAACGACAACGAAGCCGCCGATGGTCTGGATGCGTGCTGTTGTACGTCGACGTTTTTCACGGAGTAGCTCACGCTGTGAGCAGATGGCGCAAACACGGAAGCCACGTCCATAAGGAACAACGTTCGGTCGATGGCATTCGATGCAGCTGAGTTTGATGTTTGTGTCCATAGGTTTATCCTTCTATCTATTCGGGAAGTGGTTTTCCTGCACGTTTGCAGTACATCCATTGTGCGACTTCGTTCTCTGTGCGACCAACAGCCTCAGCGAGGCGCTTGATGGTCGAGTGTCTGACAGCATATGCACCGGAGAGCATCCGGCACACTGCTGATCTGTTGATCCCGAGTCGCTGTGCGATCTCGACTTGTGTGAGTCCATACATGCCGACAATATCCCACAGTTGACACATTATGTCAACACTGTTATGATGTCGATGTGGTTGGACACCACCATAGAGGATTAGGGAAATGAAAAGTTCAGCTATCGCGACGGTCAAGTGGTTCATCGAGCAGGGTTTGACGATTCAGCTCAGCAGCCCATCTGGACTGCATGACATCGACATTGATGAAGCCGTTGACGCAATCGAAGAATGTGAAGACGACGACATCTGTATCGATGACGATGTCATTATTTTCGGTATGGGCGATGTCTGTATCAAGGTTAAGAACGAAGGGGAATAACAATGGACGAACGGATTGAACTTAAGTGGAAGTGTGGTCACACTGCCACTTTCAGTTTTGGCTACAGCCATCACGAACTCAAAGCGAAAATGCGCCTGATGGCCTCGACGCTGACCATCTGCGATATATGCCAGGCGAAACTTATTGCAGACAGTGAATGGAGTCACGTGCAGCTGATGCTGGAGCCGAAACAGGTCACATTGACTGGCTCAGAGAAACAGATCGCATGGGCGAGGTCGATTCGCACGGCAAAGTACGAAGCACTGGCGCTTGTCCTGGACTGCTTACGTGAAGCGCATCGAACGCGTCAGGACGAATGGTCAGCAATCGCACAGGCCATCAAGCCAGTGGTCGCAGATGTGTCTGTATGGCGGTCGTATACGCAGTCAGGCGCCATCATCGAGCGACGCAACATCAACTGGATTTCATCGTTTAGAAATGCGCTGAGTCGGGCAGGATTACATCTGGGAGGTTTGGTATGACAATGTCGGAGACAATAGGCGCTATCGCGCCAGCGCTGGTCAAGGCACAGGCCGAGATCAAGCCAATAACGAAGGATTCCACGAATCCTGCGTTTCGCTCGAAGTACACGTCACTCGATGCCATCATGGAGGTCGTTCGACCTGTGCTTGCGAAGAATGGTCTTATCGTCGTGCAGTCGGTGCTTGACACTATCGATGGCGAGCATTCGACCAGCATCACTGTCGAGAGTCGTGTCATCCACAGCTCAGGTGAATGGATTGCTGGTGTTGTGCAAGTTCCTGTGATGCAACAGACATCGCACGGATTCGGCAGCGCACTCTCGTATGGTCGACGTTACAGCCTCAGTGCGCTCCTCTCGCTGGCATCTGACGAGGATGACGATGGTA